CTGACTCCGGAGTAGTCAAACGCGATGTAGGTCTGCGCCGGCTTGTACCGGTTGAGGATGCATTCCAGGTCGGTATCGACCGCAAAAGCCAGGAGCCGCCCTTCCGGATCGAGGCCGCACTGACCGATCGCGCAGTGGAATTGCGTATAAGGCGAGGCGCTGAGATGTACGGTCCAGATGAACCGCATTTCCGGAGGGCCAAGCTCCCACCGATAGTGCTGGCCGTCACCGCCGGCCATAACGTCCTGCTGGATCGTGTCGCCGACGCGGGAAATCCCGCACATGTACGGCGAGTATTCCGAAATGGTGATCGCGTAACCAAGCGCCGCCGCGTAGTTGATGAGACACTGTCGGCTCTGACAGCCGAGCAGCGTCATCTTCGTCAGCAACGCTTGGCGTCGCGCGTCAATGGTCTGCGGTGCGGTAACGCAAGGATCGGGCAAGCCCCAGGCGTGCTCCCAATCGGGCAGGAGCATCAGCGTCTTGCGAGGATCGCTTTCGGTCGTGAGCAACAACGCTGCATTGGCGTCAACGTCACCCCAATAGCAGGCGAGCCCCTTCCACAGCATCTGCTGCACTGAATCGGGGTCGCGATTCCAGGCTTGCCCTTTGGGCAGCAGATTATTCCAGGCATAGACATAATCATCGCAGGAATGCGGGACCCATCCGTCGTTTACTGTCGGGCCTGGAACGATCAGAGGAGGCGGCGATGGCGCGAGCTTGCCGTCCCAGGTCACCGAGGCAATGCCATCGGCATTCCAAACGGCTTGCACCGTCTGATTTACGACAACGACTGGAGTCCACTGTTCGACGGCCACTTGAGTGACCGTCATATTCGTATGGCCGACCTTGCCCCACTCCTCGATGGCCGCTTGAGTCACCCGCATCTGCGTTGCGGTGAGCGCCGACCATTGTTCGAGCGCGACCTGCGTCGCCGCCATGCTCGTCGGCGGCGAGACTCCAGTACCAAAGCCCGGCGTGTAGCCGGTCGGAACCGTGCCGACGAATGCAGTAGCGCCAAAGTTCGCTGTAACTTGCTCGCCCGAGCCGTATAGCGCGGCCATGGCGAACGCCGGGAAACCATTGCCGAGTCCGTCGAGCGCGGCCCCTCCTATTCCCGCGACTGGATCGGCCGAGGGCGTGTTATTCCACCAACCGCCCGCGCCTATTCTGAACCAAACAAAGCCGGTAGTGAAATTGGCCGCGACGCAGATCACAAGTCCGCTGACGAGGACACCGCTAAAATAGATATTCGTCTTCACGCCGTTGACGTACACATAGCCGTCACGGCAAAGCCCGGTCGTTCCCGTGCTCGGCGAAGCGCCGTTGAACCCGATCCCGCCCGCGAGCGAGACGACCGGCGAAGCGAACCCGATGCCGCTTAGGTTCGAGCCGAACGAATTAAGCGTAAACTCGATGTAGCAGGTACCGGCGACCAGCTTATCGACGCTGCGCACGCAGCCGACCGTGGTCGGCACGCTGTTAGTTGCTGTCAGCGTCGCATTGGAGAGCGTGACCGAACTGAGGTCGGTAGGATTCCAAGTCGTGTTGGCCATGAGCGCATGTTCCCTATGCGGTCAGAACTGGCCCGATTTGCACGTTGTTCACATTGGCAACGGTCCACGGCGCGCTTGTATTGGGATCGTTGAAGTCCGTCCGCCACAGCCACGCCCACGATCCGGCGACCAGGGTCGAGCTTGGCGACTGCACCGTGGCCGAGCCGCTCTTAAGCTGCACCGCGCCCGAGCGCGAACCGGCGTCGCTCTTCTGCGCGAGCGCGCGCGTCGTGACGCAGACCACCGACGGTGGCGCAGGACCGGGGATCGCGGCGATGCCGTAGAGGTCGTTATGGCCGACCGTGAAATCGTAAACATAGGTCGCCAACGCATCCTGATGGAGTTCTTGCACTGCGCCGTAGTTTCCGGTGAGCGTGTAGTTGAGCGTGAAGGCATGTTGGTTTACGCCAGACGTTGATCCGGTAAGGCTCGGATTTGAGGCGGGCCAAGTCGAGAACGGCGAACTCGTGACCTGCAAGCTTGGCGAGCCCGCCACGCTCTGCGCGTTGGCGCTATAACTGCCGTCCTGGTTCTCGGCAAACCAGTAAGTTTGACCGGCGACAAGGGTCGGCGGCGACGCGAATGTTACGGTCTGTTGATTGACGACCGGGTTTGCGATCACGTTCGAGGTCGCGAGCAGCGTGCCGGGCACGCCCGCATTGTCGGTGAAGATCGCGCATTTCACATTGGCGGTACCGCTCGCGGAGCCCCCGGTGTTCCAGGTCGCCGTTGCCACTTGGCCGGAATAGGTCGCCGTGAATTGGAAATAATGTGCCGTGTTGGCGCCCCAGGCATTGTAAACGCCTGTACCGTTAGTGACCGCCTGCGCCGGAACGCCAGATCGCGACATCTGCGCTTGCGCGTCGCTCGACGGCATGCGGACATAGCATCGAATATCGCCGAGCCAGGGCACGCTCGCCGGATCGGAGCGCCACAGCAAATCGTCGAGATAAGCGCCGAACCCGGTGCCCATTGAGATGAAAATCTGTTGCGCGTAATTGTTTGCCGTGCCGCCGCGCGTGTTCAGGCTCCCGAGAGTATGGTCGGGCGTTCCCGTATTGCCGTTCTTACGGATGGTCCACGACCCGGACGCGTTGTTAATGACAACCTCGATCTCGAACGCGAACCATTGATTGGCGAGGCTCACCGCGCCGGTCCAGGTGTCGAGAACCGTGCCGCCATTGCCGCCGCTCAAAAGCTGGAGCGCGCCATCGCTTCGGAACGCGACCGTGCATTGCGCGGTGCCGCCGTCGCGGAATGTAAAGAACGGTCCTTGCGTTGTGCCCGAGAGCGCGGCCGTTTGCAGGTAGGCAAGCGTGATGTGATGGATCGCGTCGTTGCTGCTTGACGCTTTGATTAGTTGAGCATTGGTCGCCATGCTGAAAGCTTGGCTTCCAGAGAAGCGCCCGGCAACCAAGCTCGGCCCGCCACCAGCGGCGTAGCCGTCCCAATAGCCGCTTGCGTCGGCGGGGACCGAGTACAGATCGAAACTGTCACCAAACCCCTGCATGGTCGATCCTCAACTCTCGCTCAGAGCGCTGGCGGGGGAAAGTTGCGGCGTCACGCCCGCCAGGACCGGGATGCTTGCCGGAATTGGACCGCGGTAGAGAATCTTGCCGGGACCGGTCTGGGCCGTGCCCGCAGCGGCCCAGGTCTCGGTCTCCTGACCGCCGTTGCATTTTGGAAACGAGATAACCGCCGCCGGACTGACGGTGTTGCCGGTAACGATCCAGGACGAAGTATTGCGCGGGACCGCAACGCGCGCATATCCGGTATAGGCCGCCTCGTTGGTGTTCTGATAGTTTCCGGCGCCGGGATCAGACGTATGCAGGGAAATCCAAAGCTGCGTCACCGGCGAGCTAGCGGCGTTATCGGCAATGTTCGGGATCGGGACAGCCTGAAAGATCAGTTTCAGCCAGTCATTGTCGAACGTGCTGCCCTTCCCGCCTGACATAATCGGTGCCTCAAATGAAAGTCGCGGTTCCCATCACGCCGAGCGAACCCATGGTCGGCATGACGTGATCGTTCATGATGAGGTCGAAATACTCGACGCCCGGCGTTTGCAGGATCGCGTCGCTCACCCATGCGGCATAGATCGTCTGCGCCGGCTGGCCGACGCCGTTCAGCGCAAAGGCCGGCGCAGCCTTTTGCTTCAGCATTGCGGTGACCGAGACTACGATCGCGCCTTGCACATCCGCGTCGCTGGTGTTCAGATTTGCGACCGTGAAATTGATCGGCTCCGGTATCGGCGCAACCACGAAGAAGTCCTTCACCGCGACCGGCCGCACAGAGTTTAGATAATTCGCAACCGCGGTGATGTCCTGTTGCAGCGGGAAACCATCGGTCAGCGGATTGCCCGGCGTCGCGCGAAGGTCGTCCATCATGAAACGGACCGTGACGGTGCCCATGCCCATCTCCAGCGGGGAGCACCACGCGCGCGTCACGCCCGGCACGGCGAGCGCCCACTGCACATAGTCATCGGCGTCGCCGCCCATTGGCGGCTCGCGGATGCGCATCAGCACCCGCATACGGAGTTCGTCGTCGGTCTCGGTATCCGTGCCGCCGATCAGCCCATTGGGATCGACCGTAACGCTGATTCCGGCAAGGGTTGTCCCAAGTATGGTGCCTGGATCGAGATTGCTTGCGGCGCCTGGAGTAAGCGCGATGACCGGCGCGTTTGCCGGCGTGTTGGCCTGTAGGAGAACGTCGGTTGTCGTCGCGTAATTGCCGGTCGTTGCGTATGTGAACTCGGTGCCGGCAGGAACGAAGATGCTCGAACGAGCGAGCAATATGACCTCACCCTGCGCTGGTGTCGCGAGCTTGCGGCCGGTCGAGCCATCGGCGTTGACCAGCCAGATTTGAGCATGGCGATCGAGCCACTGGGCCTCCGCCGTGTCCGGCAGAAGCTGGAGCGAAAGCCAATCGACATATTGCAGAACGAGATGGCAAAGCGCGCCCTGAACGTCCGAGACAACGCGCAAGACGCTGTTCGGGATATTGGCGTCGGCGCCAGGAAGCTGGCCCTCGATCGCATCGCGAACGAGTGAGCGAACCTCTTTGAGAGTCGGGGTGTCCCAAGGCACGGCGGTTCATCGCCTTTGCGTTAAAAGGGCCGGTGGCCGCGGTGGCGCAATGCCGATCGCCTGCGCCGCATAGCTCGTGGTGACTTGGCCGATGATCTCGTCCCAAAGGACCTCGTACATCAGGTCGACAACGGTCGCGGACCCGCGAAACAGCCGCACGCGAGCATTGATCTGCTCGACGCCTACGCGGGCCGCCTTGACATCCATATCGGACGCGATCTTCAGGTCAATGAATGGCTGTATCGCCTCGCGGATGTACTGCTCGACCAGCGTCACGGTCGCGCCGCCGATCGCTTCAGTGCCTACGATTTTCGAGCGTCTCAGCAGCCACAGCCGGCAGCCGATCGGCCAGCCGCCCCAGATTTCCTCGGCGTCGAGATCTCCCCACCAGCCTTGGCG